GCAAATGACACCGCTTACCTAACTACTTGTGTCGCAGCTGCAAACGCTTGGTGTTTCAGGCGTCGCGTGCAGGCTGGTTACCACGACAGTCTCACCACTGTCCCTGATGGCTCAGTGCTATTAGGAACCACGCTTTACGCCGCAGGGCTTTACCGTGAACGCGGAACCACTGGAGACAGTTACGCGTCGTTTGGTGACATGAGCGGACCACCGCTGATGACATTGGGTCGAGTCAACCAGTTGCTTGGCGTTAAGAGATCGCAGTGCGCTTAACATGGCCGGCATTTTCACAGACGCGATCAACCATGTCGCCACATCGCTCACGGCCCTCGGGCTCAAACCTGTCACCGATCCACGCAACGCACGACCGCTCACAGTGTTCATTGAGTTGCCGTCGTTTGAGTCGTTTGGTGCAAACTCAACATCCAAAGTTTCCGACGTCACAATCACCATTCGAATCCTCGGTGCGCCACCCGGCAACCAAGACTCCAGTGACTACATACTGCAAATTTGCGACACAATTCTCGGGTCAGACATTGCAGTCATCTCGGGACAACCATCCATCGCAACAATCGGGTCGCAAGACCTCCCCTGTTACGACCTCACTATCAAACTCACAGCGACCCGCTAACTAACAAAGGAACAAAATCATGGCAATCGTTTACCAAGGTTCAGGACAAATCACCATCGGAGCCAACAACATCAGTTTGAACTGCTCCTCAATCACGCTTGAAGCAGGCTTTGACAGCCTTGAAGCCACCGTCATGGGTGCTACAGGCCACAAGTTCGTAGCGGGCCTCCAAAGCGTAAGTGTCTCAGCAACAATCTTGCTCGAATACGGCGCAACCTCAGTTGAAAAATATTTGTCAGATGTTGTCGGCGACGGCGACACCACCGTGATCGTTGCACCCGACAGCGGCGTCGCGGCACCTGGAAATCCGATCTACACAATTAGCAACATGATGATTTCGTCATTCATGCCGATCTCAAGCACTGTCGGCTCCCTTGACACCATGACCGTTACAGGCACTGGTGGCACTTGGGTCCGCGCCGTCGCCTGATCTAACCAACACAAACAAAGGACCCCGACATGATTGGTATGACGTTACGAGTAGAAATGCTCGACGGAGAAACACACGAAGCACCGATCACATACGGTGTCGCGTGTCGCTGGGAGGACCATCATCCTCAGCTCTCCGTCGGGCAGTTTCTAGAAAACATGAAATTCAAGGCTTTGGCTTGGTTGGCATGGGACGCGGTCCGCTCAAATGGCGTGGTCGTTGAACTGTTTCCTAAGTGGGTTGAAAAAGTAGGGGACATCACGTTTGTCCCAAAAGAGAAACCAAAGCAGGACGCGCAGTCAACCTCATAGCGCAACTGGCACTAAGGACAGGCATCAGCCCATTGGATTTGATGGAATGTCCAGCGTCGGTCGTGGATGAGATGGTTCGTTTGCTTGTTGAGGAAAACGAGAAAGCAAAACACAAACGATGACAATTCAGGTGAAAGGTGTAGCCGAGACTTTGCGCGAACTCGGCAAAATCAACCCTTCACTTAAGAAGGAATTGAACAAGGACATTCGAGCGATCCTTAAACCGTTGCTTAGTGAAATCAACCAGTCAATTCCGACGTCGCCTCCGCTATCTGGTATGGCTCACAACGGTCGCACCGGGTGGGGTAATCGCAAAAACTCGGTAATTAAGATTGACACGCGCAAGCCCCGTAGAAACCTCAACGAGCCCCGTATGAGCGTCCCTGTCAACATTGTGCGAATTACCACCAAGGGCGCGCCTGTGGCGATTGTAGACATGGCTGGCAAGGCTGGGGGCAGAGTCTCTAAGCGTGAGGCTAAATATCAGCGACCAAACTTTGCTAACGCGCTGCCGGGTAACCCTTCACGCTTTATGTGGGCTAAGGCCGCCGACTCTTTGTCTATGATTGAACGAGAGATGAACGACACGATCGAGCGAGTTGTTCGGGACGCAAACCAAGAGATGGCGAGAATCCGCTAATGGCAATCAACATTCCGATCATTACCAGCCTTGAGGACACAGGGATCAAAAACGCTAAAGCCGCTTTTAACGATTTCAAGACTGCTGTCGGCAAAGCCGAGGGCGGGATGGGCAAGTTTAAGGCTGGCGCAAACGTCGCTTTAGATGCCGTCAAAGCCAACGCAGGAACATTTGCACTCGCCGCTGGTGCCGCAATAGGTAAATTTGCTATTGAAGCAATTGGACAGTTTCAAGACCTTGCTTTAGCGGCAGGGAAATTTTCAGATGCTACAGGTCTGGCCGTTGAGGACGCGTCACGAATTATTGAAGCCGCTGGGGACATTGGTGTCCCTGTTGACGCCCTTGAGGGTGCTATCGGTCGACTTAACCGAACAATTGGCGCGGACCCCGACAAGGTTCGTGACCTTGGCGTTGACCTCGTTTACTTAAACGACGGTTCGTTAGACGTCAACGAAACATTCTTAAACACCATTGATCGAATTAAAGGCATTAAAGACCCGGCTGAAAAAGCAACGGTTGCCGCGCAGTTGCTCGGTAAGGGCTGGCAAGGAATGTCCGAACTAATTGAGATGGGCGCGGACGATCTTAGGAAATCTTTGGACAGCGTTGATGACTCAAAGATCATTGACAAAGACGAGGTTGACAAGGCTAAGAACTATCGCGCGGCCATGGACGACCTTAAAGACTCATTCGAAAAAGTCGCTATGAACCTCGGTGAGCGTTTAATTCCTAAAGTTGCCCAGTTGCTTGAGTTACTAGCCAAACTACCTGAGGCTTTGCGTGGTGCTGGTGGCGTCGTTGAGGACGCAATTTCAGACGAATATCTAGCGTCGCTTGGTGACGAAGCTGCTATTGCAAGAGTTGAATTTAAGGCCCTCGCGGATATGTATCAGGGTTATTACGCCAGTCGAGCGCAAGGTGCAAAAGATGACACATACAAACTTGAGCAACAAATGCTTGATCTTGAGCAAGCAACTAGCGACACTGACAAGGCTTTCCAAGACCTTAAAGACGAACTAAAACTTGATAGTGCAGTTGCTGAAGCAACATCGCAATTAGACAAACTAAAAGAAAAAGCGGTGGAGGCTTTTAACGGTGCCGATGGTGCTTTAAGCGAATATGAGCAAGGGCTGATTGACGCCAAACTAATGATCCTTGATCTTGCCGAAACTATTGCGTTGACTGATTCACAAAAAAATCAGATTCGAGTCCTTGTTGACACTGGCGAACTTGAGCGCGCTCTAGGTCTCATTAACGTCATTACAGCTGGCGGTTACACGCCCGAACTGAACGCCATGCGGTTCCGTGGCCCAAGAGCCTTAGGGGGTCCAGTCGCACCGGGTGGCTCCTACCTTGTAGGTGAGCGCGGGCCAGAGTTGTTTACACCGTCGTCGTCTGGGAACATCACGCCTAACGGTTCAATGGGTGGCAACACGATCACGGTTAATGTCAACGGTGGCGACCCTGACGCAGTGGTTCGAGCAATCCAAAAATATGCTCGACAAAACGGTGCGATTCCATTACAGACCACGACAAGCGCAAGGTTCTAAATGGCTATTACGACCGCCTTTACTATTACGGTTGGCAACCTCGGCGCGTCGTATGACATCACGTCAGAAGTCATGTCGTTCAATGTGAACACGCAAGTTTCGTTGGCTGAGATCGGTACCAGTAAAGGCTCAATGCTCATTAAGAACTTTACTGGCAAGTTCACCCCGGGTGGCGGTGGCACATATGGGTCGGTCGACTGGTTTAATCAGGCCGTACTTATTAACGGCACTACAACGGTTGGCGGTGTCCCTACCAGTTTTAAACTGTTTCACGGGATCGTTGACCAGTTCGCGTTAGATGACAACGGGATCAACTCGTATGTCACTATCTCGTTTATTGACGCTTTGACCGCTGGCGGTAGATCTGCGACCGTAAACACAAACTTTGGCCTTGGTGTCCTAGCATCAACAGCAATTGAAAACTTTTATGAGAACACGGGTGTATCAGCTCCTGCTCAAATGCCAACGCTTGGTGGTACTAACACCGGTTACGCAGTTACAACAAAACTTTTAACAGACAATTACAATGTCCAATGCACTACCTCAAATGTTGGCAACAGTCTTAATTCGTCAATTTCTCTAATTATTACCCCTGTTGGGCCTGCAATTGTTATTCCGACAACGATCACTTTGACTAGTCCTGTTTTTGGGTATGAACTCGTTGATTACACAATGACTCGAAACGCCGCCAATAGAACAACTTTTCTTTTCAAAGACAAAACGGTTTCAGGCACCCAATTGCCTATTGGTGATCTTGTTACTGGTTACGACGAAAACCAACTCACAAATTATGTGACAACAACTGACCCAACGGGAAGCAGTACCGTTACAAGTTTTAACGCAACGTCCACAACTAAATATGGTCAAAGGTTTAGGTCTTACACACAAGTAGGTTTTTCTACAACTGCACAACAAACCAACACAATTGATTCGTGGATCAACCGTTTTGGCGAAATAACTTTTGCGCCACAAGAACTATCGTTCAGTTCTAAAATGGTTCAGTCTGCATCTGCTGACGCCGCCGAACCGTTTTGGAACAAGATCCTTGACATTGAATCGGCTATGTGGCAACCAGTCCAGTTGACCTATACGCCGACCGGGTGCGCTCAACAAACCAAAATGTCCGTTATTGCTAGTCGCCGTATTTCGGCTACACCGTCGGACTGTCAAGTAACGTTAGGTTTGTTGCCCGCATACCAGTATCAGAGTTTTATTTTAGACGACACATATTTAGGGATACTTGACAGTAGTCGAGTCGCATAAAGGAGAAACAATTATGGCTACACCACCTACATTTACTTCGGGCGCAGTCCTGACCGCGGCACAAATGAACGCTGTCGGAATGTGGCTTGTCAAGACACAAACCATCGGCAACGCAGTCTCAAGCGTGACTGTGACAGGAGCTTTCTCATCTGACTTTGATCATTACAAGATTATTGTCCAAGTGAACTCAATCGCAGCAGGTGGCCCATACATGACACTCCAGCTTGGGTCAACGACGACTGGTTATTATTGGGGCGCGCCAGTTGTAAATTACGCGGCGGCAACTGCTTCGGCTATTTCGACTAACAACGGTGCTTCGTGGAATCGTTTAGGGCCGGGAGGCACTACAGGCATGGCAGGCGTTTACGATGTGTTGAGTCCTTTTTTGAGTGAGAACACCACAATTACTGGTACTTACGCAGACCCTGCAACTGCTGGATCTGCTGGTGTTGGTTCGGGATATTTGAACAACACAACCAGCTACACGGCTTTTACTGTTGGCGTAACATCGTCAACAATGACAGGTGGCACTATTGCCGTGTACGGATACAAAGGGACAGTCTGATGACAATTGACGAATACAAAGCCCTCTACCCACAAGACTCCGTCTACATCCAAGTAGACGACACCGAACGCCTTATGACCGACGACGAATATGAAGCATGGGTTATTGAAGGCGTTTACTACAGCAACAATCCAAGATGATGAAAACTCTTGCTGTCGTCGCCGCTCTTGCCATCGCACTGATGCTGGTCATCACCAGCTGTAGCGACCGCACTCGAAACACCTGCGAAACCCAACCCACAGCCCAAAGGTGCAACCAATGAAACGAATGACTAACGGCGAAATCAAAGCACGCCTAATCCTGATCGTCGGCATAACTTTGTCGGCGACGTTTGTTATCTCTACCGTGTCACTGCTTTACGGACTTCTATTTGTTATACAGCCCTTAGAAGTATCACCAAACGATGAATCAGCATGGTCACTACTTAGTCCAATGATGCTTTTCTTAACTGGTGCCCTATCGGGAATCCTTGCCTCAAACGGCCTCAAAGACAAGGACAAAGACAATGACATCTAGACCGTACACAGGCAACACCGACGGCAACCATCCAACCGAACGACCCGGAACAAAACGCTTTGTCGAATTCATGGAATACCTATTTGGTATGAAGTCGTTGGGTATTTACGCAAACCGACCGATGCGCGGTTCAGCCAACCTAAGCGTCCACGCAACGTGGAGAGCCGTAGACCTCAAAGGCAAAGGCACCGCCAAACAAAACGCCGACGCCCGTAAAGCGATGGTTGAATTCCTGTTTGCTCACCGCGACATTTTGGGCATAGAGGAAATTCATTGCTACGACGGCGTAGGTTGCCCAATCCCAAACCTGACCAAGTTTGGCGGTGGCTACCGTTGCGACCGTGACGCGTGGAAAGCGTGGACCCCACAAAAGAACGCAGGCACCCCGGGTGGCGACTGGACTCACGTCGAAATAGCACCAAATATGGCAGATTCTGCGACCGCTATAGAAAAGGCTTTCGCCAAGATATTCGGCTAGGTCCTTGACAATCGGCTTGGGAGTCGGTCAAATGACTGGCAACCAAGTGCGTCCCCCAATAGGTGGACCCCGACCGCAGGAGGAAAGCAATGCAACAATCCCTTTTTGACGTTCTCGCTGTTCCAGCCGAGAAACTCAAATACGAAGCTTTTAAAGAGGCAAACCCGTGGGTCATGCCCGCACTACTGCAGATGGTCTACAAGCTGCACATTCAAGGCCACACCCATTACGGCATTGCAGCCCTTGTCGAGGTCTTGCGTTATCAGCACGCAACGACCAACGACCCCAGTAGCGAATTCAAATTCAACAACAATTATCGCGCTTTTATGGCGCGCGAAATTATGCAAGAAAACCCGATATTTGAAGGCTTTTTCAGCACCCGCAAATCAGTTGCGGACCTATCAGAGGACTACTAAATGAACCTTAAACGACTAGCCATTATCAGTATTACGACCTATGCCCTATGTGCTTTGTGGGCGATCACAGGCGTCCAAGGCGACGCAGAACCTATTAGAACGCCGTCTGTGCCCTCCACGGTCACGCTCGGGATGTTGACACCCCAACAACTTGAGGAACGCGCTGAGGAACTTACAGCAACAACGACCACAACGACCACCAGCACCGTCCTGTTCACTCGACTAGCCGACTTTGACCCGGACACCAAATGTCAAGAATGGTTCCAGACTGCAATAACGGTCGGCTGGCCCAACAACACCGAGACACTTGAGAAACTAGGTCGCCTGCTTTGGAAAGAAACCCGATGCCTTAACGTCAGTTACACACACCCATCGTTCAACGGACACGACCACGGTGTCGCCCAAATCAACCAAATACACCGAAAATATGTTGAGCAACTTTTCAATATGCCAATGGAGGAATCCATGAGCGACCCAACCCTCAACCTTAGATTCGCCTACCTGCTTTATTCCGACATCGCTGAGACAGGCGGTTGTGGATGGAAACCTTGGCGACTGTGCTAGACCGCTGGTGGGATTACGCAGCTTGTCGAGGCATGGACCTCAACCTGTTCATCTTTGAACCGGGTGAACGGTACTCACGCAAAAAAATTGCTGAAGCAAAAGCCGTTTGCGCGACCTGCATCGTTAGGCCGTCTTGCCTCGCCGAATCCCTCAAATATTC